CGAAAAAAACAGTCGAAGAAAAAGCCTGTAAAATATTTCATATTCCTTTTGATAATTTATGGATGAAAACACGGAAACGGGATTATGTTCAGGCTCGATGGTTCGTTTCTAATTTCCTTATTAGTTATAATAATTGTTCACAAAGTTCTATTGCCCACAGTCATTCGTTTAAGCCATGCACTATGAATTATGCAGTTAAACAGTTGAATTCTCTGTTAGGTGTTGATAAGGATTTAAGGGAAAAATATAAGAAGTTTGAAAATGAATTATTATTAAATAAATGGAAGAAGGATGAAGGTTGTAAAGAATAAAATAATAGAGGCTACAGAAACAGAGCTATTTGGGATTTATTGTAGCCGGGATGATTTATGTTATGCATTTACTTTTTTTGAATATAAAAGGAGGATGAAAGATGCTGGTTGTAAAATAAATATTGATAATAAATGATAAAAGCCTGATCAGTTTGGTCAGGCTTTTATTTGTCCTAATATTAAGTGTTTATGTTCGTTTCTGTCTTTTGCAAGTCTTTAATAATTAAAGACTTGCATTAAAAAGGTGACATTGTCACCTTGATATCCTTTAGAATATTATTAAACTTTGTAATGTAAGTAAGAATAAAAACTTAAAACAGTATAAAGTGAATATTATTGATAAAGGTTTAAGTTTTATAGCTAAAAAAAGGAACTTTCAAATGATCCCAATAGACCTTTATACACCTTCGTATAAAGGTGATTATGCTGCTGGGTTAAATGTAAGCCATGATGCAGCGACTAAGTTCTCTGCTGTTTTTTGCGCGATGCGTACCAGGGCTGAAAATATTGCTTCGCTTCCAAAATCAGTTGTTAAACAAACGGCTGGTAAAAAAGAAATACTTTACTCACATCCGGTTAATTTCCTTCTGACAAGAAAGCCTAATTCGTTAATGAATGTATTTACATTCTGGGAATTTATGTCTTATTATGTTGACGGATGGGGCAATGCTTATGCTATAATTGAAAGAGATGGACATGGTGATCCTGTCAATTTATTTCCTGTTGAATCTTACTTAGTTGGTGTTACAAAAGTTAAACGTGAGCTGTGGTATAAAGTATATAGTGGTGATTATAAGGGTACATATGCTGCTTATGATATATTGCATTTTAAATTATTTACTAAAGACGGAATAAAAGGTATAGATCCTATCTCTAATATGTCCGAATCTATTGGATTGGGGCTTGCAGCACAGCATTATAACGCTCAATTTTTTGAAAAAGGAGGTCATTTGAAGGGTGTTTATCAAACAGACCAGAGCCTGGGAGATGAACAGTATTCAAAATTAATGGAACATATGTCAAAATTTAAGAATTTTGATACTCCATTATTGGAATATGGGATAAAATATGCTCCTATTTCTATTTCTCCTGAAGCTGCTCAGTTAATTCAGCAACGTACTTTCTCTATTCAGGATATCAGTAGGATATTTAATATTCCCCCTCATATGCTTGCAGAGAATAGTCATTCAACGTTTAGCAATATTGAACAGCAGGATATCCAATTTGTTAAGTATTCCATTAGACCTTCTGTTAAGAGATTTGAGACAGAGATTGAAGATAAATTACTGTTTGAAGGGGAAAAGGATATTATCGATATAAAATTTAATCTGGATGGTTTATTAAGAGGTGATACAGCAACACGTGCTGCTTATTATCATTCGGCTATTCAGGATGGATGGTTAAATAGGAATGAAGTAAGGGATAGAGAAAATCTAAATCGTGGACCAAAAGAACTTGATGAATATTTATATCCTTCAAACTTAAACTTAGCAGAGATTTTGGGGCTTGGAAGTAAAAAAGATAAAGACGATAAAAATAATAAAAGCAATAACGATGAGTGAAACTATTGTTGAAAAAACTGTTGTTGAAATAACTGGGCAAGTAAGGGATCTTCCTAAAGATGTCGAGAAAACAAGAACTATTCCATTTGTGATTAGTTCGGGTTCAAAGGATAGACATGGTACCGTACTTAATATGGATAATTGGAACCTTGAAAATTTCAACAAAAATCCTATTGTAGGATATCAGCACAACGTATATGGCGGTGATCTATGTAGTCCTGCTGATCCTGATGATGTTATAGGTATTGGAAAGGCTTGGTTGGAAGATGGGAATTTACTTGGATCAGTAAAATTTGAAACTGCGGACATTAATCCTAAAGCTGATAAGATATTCAAAAAGGTACTTGCAGGCACTTTAAGAGCTACTTCAGTCGGATTTATGCCATTGGTTAACGATGCAGGAGAGCAAGGTCAGTATGGTAGAATGGATCCTACATCTGGACAAATAGTGGATAAGGAAACTTATTTTTATTACGGACAGGAATTATTGGAATTTTCAATCGTTAATATTCCTTCTAATCCTGAAGCTATACGAAAAAGTTTAAGATCACAAACAACGGATGCTATCGGTTATTTGTATAGACAGCTTAAAGGGGAATATCGATTCTCTGAAATTGAAAAAATGACTATTGGTAGTGTTATGAATCTATTGGAAAATCCTGTTAAAAAACAAATAGAGAAGAAAGTCGAGAAACAAGTTGAGAAGGGAGTTAAAAAAGAGATAACAACTTCTCCTGATGATAAGGATTTGATTTTAACAACAACTGCGGAAATAGCTTTAAATAATAATTAAATAATAACGAAATGGCAATGAAACCGTTTGAAATTAAAAAGAAACTTACAGGGGTTTTGAATAGTTTTTCTAAACTTACTGATAAGGAAAAGAGAACAAGCGAAGAGGAAGCTACAATGACATCTCTTCGTGGTGAAATAAAGAGTTTAACAGATCAGTTAAATGATGCTGTAATATTGGAAAATGCAAACAAGAGGGTTGCATCTGCTGATCTTTCAGATAAAGAAAAGAAAGAAGTAAAAAAATACTCATTTGCAAGAGCAATTAAGAGCTATCTGGATCACGGGAATAATGCTTCTGGTATGGATGGCTTGGAGGGCGAAATGCAGAAAGAAGCGGCAAGGGAATTGCAGATCGCAGGAGTATCTTCTCCTATTCTAAAGGGAATTGGTGTACCATTGATGGTCCTTGAAAATTCCGCAATAAGAGCCTCTACTGGTCAGAGTGCTGGTGTTGCTGGTGATGGTGGAAGTCTTATTCAGGAAGATACCTATATGTTTATTGAGGCTCTAAAGGATGCATTAGTCCTCACAGGTTTAGGATCTACGTTTTTAACCGGATTAGTTGGTAATTTACCTCTGTTAAAAGGTGGATCTTTTACTTCTGCCTGGGTAGCTGAAGGGAATAATGTTTCATTCACTAAAGAAGCTTTCACGAAAAAAACAATGTCTCCAAAAAATCTGATGTGTGCAGGAGCTATTTCTAAACAGTTGCTTGTACAGACAGATAGTGTTGCTGAGCAATTAATCAGAAATGAATTGGTTAGTGCGCTTGCTCAGGGTATTCAAAATGCAGCTATCAATGGAAGTGGAACAGGAGCTGAACCTACTGGGATTTTAAATACTGCTGGTATCGGATCCGTTACTCTCGGTGATAACGGAGGAACCCTTGCCTGGAAAAATCTTGTTGATCTTGAAACTGCTATTTATGACAAAAAAGTGATCGGTGATATTGCTTATTTGACGAATCCCAAAGTCAGAGGATTTTTGAAAACTACATTGAAGAATGCTGGTGTCTCAGGTTTCTTATGGGAAAATAATGAGATAAATGGCTGTAAAGCGAATGTAACAACTGCTATGCCTTCGACTCTTACTAAAGGAACAGGTACAGGGCTGAGTTCTCTTATCGCTGGTGCCTGGAGTAATCTGTATATAGGTATGTGGGGTGGAATGGACATTGTTGTTGATCCTTATACCAGGAGTGAATATAACGAGTTGAAACTTGTTTTCAATGAGTTCGCTGACGTTGCATTGAGAAATCCGGAAGCCTTTTCAGCTGTAAAAGATATAATCATTTGATTATGAAGGTAAAAATAAATAAACCTATACAAGGGTTCAGCTACTTCGGAGGTGAAGTAGCTGACTTATCTTCAAAGATTTGTGCACCATATGTCAAATCTGGTCAGATGGTCATTATACCTGAGACTGATGATGATACCAATGATCTTCCTGAAGATATGCCAGGGCGACTTATTCTCGCAAAGGCTGGTCTTGAAACTGTTGAAGATGTTTTAAAAGTGAAGGAAACTTTACAAGATATTAAAGGAATTGGCAAAATGCTTGCCTCTGAAATTGCAAAATATTTAGAAAAATGATCTATAAATTAATAACTGCTCCAACGGATGAAGTCATTCCAATTGATGTAATAAAACCACAGATTGGACTTTTCCATAACGAAAAGGATGCTTACATATCCGATTATATTAAAACTGCGGTTGAACTCGTTGAGAGCTTCACCGGGAGACAGTTATTAACTGCTACTTGGGAAGCTCATTTCCCCTGTTATAGACCTGAAATTTTTCTTAAACATTGTCCTGTTCAGGAAATTCTATCTGTAAAATATTACGATTTGAATAATAATCTTATTGAATTAGATCTTAAAGATATTGATTCAATCGCTTATGACTTGGCTGCTGAACCTGCAAGGCTCTGGTTTAATAATATATTCTATACTTATGAACGTCCAGATGCTATTCAGATACAATTTAAAGCAGGTTACGAGAATGTTAAGCTTATTCCCTCTGTAATAATACACGCCATCATTATGATGGTTGGAAAGATGGTTGAGAACCCTGTTGATTCTGTTGAAAATTTACCAAAAGCTTCAACAAATCTTCTAAGAAATGTCAGAATATGAGTAAAGATAAAGAATCTCTTATCAATCAAATGAATGAGTATGCAATGTTATTAAAACCTACTCGTGAAAAATCTGAATCAGGTCAGTATGTTGAGACATATTCAGATTATAAAAAAATATTAGCGAAGATTGAAAGGAATTCATCAGGAGAAGATGAAGATGGTAAGAGGTTAGATCTCTCTGAAGTGTTAACATTTACTTGTTTTAATTATTCAGGCGTAGATGCTACTTATAGGGTGTTATATGAAGGTGTTGAGTATGGTTTATTAGAGAATCCTGAACTGTTTAATTACAGGATCTTTATGAAGTTTAGTGCTGCTAAAGTTTTTGTGCAATGAAAAAAACATATGGTAATTCAAATCCTGTCTCTATTGAGATTACTGGTGCAGAATCTTTGGAAGAAATCTTTGATAAACTTCCTAAAAAATTTGCAAAAAAACCCTTAATAGCTGCATTGCGAAAAGGAGCCAGGGAGTTTACCAAAGATTTAAAATCGGTTATTCCGTTGCAGGGTGCAAAAAAGGCTGTTGGCACAAAGGCTGGAAAAGGAAATGTAGCTTATGTGATGGCGGGGATCTTAAGTGGAAAGGTTAATGTGACATTAAATGATGGAAAGCAATATGATGTTTATACTCCGCTCTACTGGTTAAATTTTGGTACAGGAGCGAATAGAAATTCTTCTCATGTGTTTCAGAAAAAAAGAAAGGCTGTATCAGCTGGATGGAAGGGTGGAATTAAACCTTTAGGATTTGTGCAAAATAGTTGGTCGAGAACAGAAACAAGAACGACAAAGGTTGTTGAAGATGATTTCAAGGTCGAAATAATGAAGGTCATTGATAAATATGCAGTAAAATGATAAATGCATTACAAAAAATTCTCAATCCTATAGTTAAATCTTTTCCCTTAATCGGAGACCAGGTTGAAGCTACTGTTCCTTTTTTGGTTTTTACAGCTGATCCTGAACCTCTACGAACTAAGGATGGAATTATAGGATATAACTATACAGTTAATATAACTCTTGTTGATAATCTAATAAGTAGGATAGAAACGAATACTGAAGCCATAGAAAAGGCTCTTGAATTATTGATAAAGCCTGCTGATAGTAAGGTTAAAATACCGGTAGAAGTTGAAGGAACGATGATTGAGGACATCTTATTGCAAGATGAAACTGGTACTTATTTTAATGTGAAAACAAGAACATATCAGAATGATATTGAATATAGATTCGATACAGAAAATAAATAATGTTGTAATTAATAATTAAGAATATGACAAAGATTAAAGGTTATGATTTAAGATTTAAATTAGGTGGTAAGAAATGTGCCGGAGCAACATCCGGATCTTTCAAAATTACTCCTGAAGTAAAGGAAAGTAAAATTAAGGATGATAAGGGTAAAACATCCAGGGAAGTGGTAGGATATGGTAACTCATTCAGTATAAACGGAACCGTGATGTTAAATGAGGATGGTGATAGTGAATCTATGGATCTTAAGGATTTGCGTGCTGCTGTGAAATTAGGAGCTCCTATTCCATTCGTTTATGGAGGTGTGAATGTAGGTGATGCTACTGAATCCGGAACGATGATAATAACGGATTATTCAGAGGATACTGATTCTGAAAATTATGCAACTTATACATTATCCTGTACAGGGGAAGATAGTGGCTTGACAACTGGTTCAGTAACTGAATAATTTTATGAATGATTATATCGAAATAGAAGGTAAAAAATATAGGGTTGAGTTCAATTGGAATACAATTGCCAACTTTCTTGATGCTGAGAAAATACCTCTTGACAAATTAGATGATATGAGTAAGATGACTGCAAATCAAGTCTCTTCTCTTATTTATTCAGCTATGAAAGAGGGATGTCGCAAGGATAAGATAGATTTCCCTTATGTTAAGGAAGATTTCTGTGCAATGTTGCAGCCTGATGATGTAGGAGCTTTAATATTTATATATCAAAAACAGACAACTAGTAAACAGTTGAAGATAAAAAAAAAATAGTGACCAGGAAAAAAATCCTGATCTATTAACAATTGATTGGTTTTTTGAAATTGGTGTTGGTTTTTTGAATTTGTCTCCCGTTGATTTCTGGAATATGAGGCTTAAGGATTTTTTCCTTAAGCTTCAGTTCCGGAATGAACAGGAACAATCAATGATTAGATTAAAATGCAATCTAATCAGAACTCAGACAACAATACTGTTTAATACCCAGACTGTTAAAGAGGATAGGAAAAAACCTGAAGAATTGTGGAAATTCCCTTGGGATAAGGAAGAAAACTCTTCTGTAGTAGAAATGACAGAAGAAGAATATAAGAAAAGAAGTGATAAACTTTTTGAAATGATTTAAAAATGGCAACATCCAATTTAAAAGTAGTATTCTCCGCTCCGACAAAGAAATTTGAGAAAGATATGGCATCTGGTAAGACTGCTGTAAAGGGATTTACAGGTCAGGCTGGGGGTGCTTTCTCTAAATTTGCACAACTGTTTGGGGTTAATATGAGTGCTGTAAATAGTTCTATGGCTGCGGCAAAAAGTCAGGCAGTTGCAATGGGTGCAGGATTTAAGGGAGCAGCTACAGGAACTAGTTTTCTAACTAAAGGCTTGAAAATAATGAAATTAGCTCTTATTTCATCCGGAGTTGGAATATTAGTTGTTGCATTAGGAGCATTAGTTACACTATTTACCAGATCTTCAGCATGGGGGGATAAATTATCTTCTGTAATGTCAGGAATGAAAGCTGTAATAAGTGTGCTAATGGATCGCTTTGCCAAGCTTGGCGGTGCATTAATCAAACTTATTCATCTTGATTTTACCGGGGCTGCTGCTGATGCTAAGGCAGCTTTTGCCGGTGTGACTGAAGAAATGAATAAGGAGTATTCCATAGCGAAGAAACTTAAGGAATTAACACTTGACCTTGAAAGAAATGCTAAAATGTATGAGGCTGAGAAAGCTCATGCAATGACTGAGATAACTAATTTAAGGGCGATTGCTAGGGATAAACTAACAAATGATCAAGTTCGTGTAGCAGCTATAAAAAAGGCTGGTTTATTAGAGGAAAAAATTGCTAAGAAAAATCTGACGTTAGCGGACCAAGAATTGGCAGCAGCTCTTGACCAATATGATGCAAAATCCAAAACTCTTAAGTTAAGCAAAGAGGCTCAAATCCTTGTTGAAAAAATTAAAAATGGGACAATAGATGGTTTGGAAGCCCAGGAGGCTGCAAAAAATCTAACATTAGATGATGCAAAGGGAAAGGAAACCCTGTATAATCTAATAGATAAGATCGTAAACAGAGAGAGCCAACAGCAAAAAATTATCTCTACAAATTATAGGCTTAAGAAAGCAGAAAGTGCTGTTATACAAGAAATAGCGAATAAAAGTATTGCTGCATATGCATCTCAGGCTAAACTTCTAAAAAATCGTGCAGCAAATGAGAAGTTAGATTACAACGAGAGAATTGAATTAATAAGGAAAGCTT